TGATGCTCAAGCACTGGTGGATGCCTTCTTTGAGGCTGCTTCTATTCTCGATGAGAAGAACCTGCCCAAGCAAGGTCGTACTGCTGTTCTCAGCCCTCGCCAGTATTATGCACTGGTGTCGCAGGTGGACAGCAACATTCTCAACCGTGACTATGGTAATACCTCCGGTAGCCTGACTAGCGGTGAGGGTCTCTATGAAATCGCTGGTATCTCTATCAAGCGTTCCAATAACCTGCCCTTCCTGGCTGGTAACGTGTCTTCCGTCAACGGTGAGAACAACGACTACTCCGGTAACTTCAGCACCCACTGTGGTCTGATTTACTACAAGGATGCTGCTGGTGTTGTGGAAGCTATCGCTCCCTCCGTGCAGACCACCTCTGGTGATGTGTCGGTGATGTACCAGGGTGACCTGATCGTGGGTCGTCTGGCTATGGGCTGCGGTACCCTGAACCCCGCTGCTGCTATTGAGCTGCAGTCGGCTCGCTCCTGATAAAGGAGAAGTCTAATGGGATTCGCTCCTTCTGACGGTGTAGGTGTCACTACTAGTGAAACGTCCTACAAGCGTCCTCCTATTGAGCCCGGTCGTGAAGGTGGTACGGTTGTTACCGTAACTCGCCTTGGTGGTGGTACTGGCCAAGTGGCTGGTACTAAAGCTACCACTGATGACAACATCAACGGAACTGGCTGTACTATTACTACTACTGTCACTGATGGCGTGGTAACTGGTCAGACTGTAGCCGCTGGTGGTGATGGCTATCGCGTTGGTGATGTGCTGTCGGTTGCTGGTACTACTGCTGCCACCTTCCGTGTTGACACTGTTTCTTATACCAACTGAGGTACTATCTAATGGCTAATCTTTCTGTTGCTGCTGGTACCAACGGTGTTGCTGGTAACGTTAATTTCGCTACCCGCACCGTAACTGGCGCATATGCTTCTACCTATGCTGACAATGGCAACCTGGCTGTCTCTGACAACCATGCTGTTCGTCGCTCGGTATCCCGTACTCATGGTACGGCAACCGCCTCTGGCGTGTTCTCGGAGACTCAGTGTCTTCGTACTGCTTACTCTGGTGTTGAGTCGGATGTTCCGGCACTTGATGCCAGCCGTACTGCTGCCTAATTAGGTTTACTAAGGGGTCCTTCGGGATCCCTTTTTTTTAATTCTTCTATAACATCATTGTTATGCCGACAACCAATAACGCTCAGGCCGAGCTACAAGCTGTTAATGAAATCCTGGCGTCCATTGGCCAGGCACCTGTTACCACCATCGAAGCACAAACCATTACCTATGAGGATGGCAGTAGTGCTGAAATTCCAATCAACCCGGAAGTTGCAATTGTTTATGAGACTCTGACACAAGTCTCTCGTGAGGTACAGGCAGAGGGATGGACATTTAATAAAGAAACTGAATATCCCATAACACCAGATGCCAATGGTTATTTATATATGACTGGTGGTATGTTACAGATGGATCTGAGTGATACTGTTGCTAATAATAACTTTGATACTGTTATTAGGAATGGTAGACTCTATGATAAAATTGAACACACAGATGTGTGGGATGTGTCTGAAACTTATTACGTAGATGTAGTTTGGTATTATGACTTTGCAGATCTTCCGCAAGTCTTTAAGGATTACATTACATCACGAGCTGCTACACGTTGTGCTATTAGACTTGTTGGTGATATTAATTTAACTCAAGCACTATCTTCATTTGAAACTTGGCGTCGTTCTAACTGTATTGAATACGAATGCAACGAAGGTGATTACACTATGTTTGGTTTCAAGCAAGGAGATGGGTTCTACAACAGTTATAAACCATTTAGGGCTCTTGCACGATGACAGCAATTTCTCAACGTATTCCTAACTTCCTTGGTGGTGTATCTCAGCAAGCTGATGAAAAGATGCTGTTGGGTCAAGTAAAGGAAGCTCTTAACTGCTACCCTGATATTACTCTTGGTATGCTTAAGCGTCCTGGTGGTAAGTTCTTAGGTAAGTTATCTGGTCTTACTGCCAATACAGCAGATAATGCTTCTTGGTTTAGTATTCTTCAAAGTGCTACTGAGAAGTATATTGCTAGTGTATCTAGTGCTGGTGTGCTTAGTGTATGGAATATGCTAAATGGCCAAACAGCTACTATTAACTACCCGACAGGTAAGCAAGCTTCTATTGTCACATACCTAACTGCTACTGACTATAGAAATATTAAAACAATTACTATTAATGATTACACTTATATTCTCAATACTGAAAAGACAGTAACTGCTAAGACTGTACCAAGCTGGAACCCTAAGCGACAAGCTACTGTTGTAGTCAATACTGTTGATCACGCAATTTCATATAGTGTAATTATTAATGGTACAACATATACGTACACATCCCCATCTTCAGGTTCTGGTAACTTAGTTATCAGTACTGTGATGGCTGGTATCTCTGCTGCTATTACCAGTGGATTTGCTACTAAAACTATTATTGATAACACTATTTATCTTACCTTCAGTTCAGATACAAACGTATCAGCTTTTGCTGGACCTGATGGTAAATATATGAGAGCTTTTCAGGATTCAGTGGATCTATTTTCTAGGTTACCTGAACAAGCTAAACATAATCAAGTTGTTAAAGTAGCTAATTCTTCTGCTGCTCAAGATGACTTTTATCTTAAGTTTGTAGCAGATGATGGTACTAGCGGTAAGGGTTACTGGGAAGAAACCGTAGCACCTAATGTGAGTCTTGGGTTCAATGAGAACACCATGCCTGTTGCTCTAATCCGTACTAGTACAAGCCCTTTAACCTTTAAGGCTACCTTTCTGGATGGGTCTACTCAAATTGATGGATCAGCAACAGTAACAGCTAATGATGATACATTGATCTGGGAACCTCGTGGGGTTGGTGATGATGATTCCAACAGTCAACCTTCCTTTGTTGGTAACACTATTAGTGATATCTTCCTATTTAATAATAGGCTTGGGTTTCTAACTGAAGATAATGTATCAATGTCACAAGCTGGTGACTACTACAATTTCTTCCATAAATCAGCTACTACAGTTACAGCATCTGATCCTATTGATCTTAGTTGTGCTAGTATTAAACCAGCTGTAATACGTTCTGTTGTACCAGTTACACAGGGTCTTTTGTTGTTTAGTGATAGTCAACAGTTCCTTATGGAAGCAGAGAATGGTGCGTGGACTCCTGCTAATTGCACCATTAACACTATTGCTAACTATGAGTATGATCAGTTCTTGAAACCAGTTGATCTTGGTTCTACTATTTTATATGTTAGTAGGAACCAAAGCTGGGCTAGAGCATTTGAGATCTTTGTTCGTGGTCAACGAGAAACACCTACTGTAACGGAAACAACTAAGGTTGTTCCTGAGTGGATTCCTAGCACCATCACAGACGCTGTAGGAAGTGCCCAGAATGGCCTGTGGGTAGGCTCTGGTAGGACTTCAAGGTATATGTACCTCCATCGCTTTTACGAGCAAGGAGAAGAGCGTCCTATGGCCTCTTGGGTTAAGTGGTACTTACCCTCTAATGTTATTCATGCTGCCATTCAAAGTGATGTGCTTTATGTATTAACTAGTGGCACTGAAGGATACACAACAACTCAATACAAACTAGTACTAGCAGCGACTACTGGTGGACTTGTTAATAGTCTTGGTAATGCTGTAGACCCAACTCTTGATTCTTGGTGTGAAGTCACTGATGCTGCTATTGTATCACCAGCACCACCTACAGCACCTAGTTATAATCAAGCTACTGATGTGACCAAAGTTTACCTACCGACGTACTTTAACACAAGTAGGACTATTAAATTTGTGGTTGGTACACTAAAGGCTGGTGGTTCTGGTACTCAATCTGGTTACACTAATACTGCAACTCTCTTGTCTGATGGGGGTGGTACTTATTTTAATATTCCAGGTAATGTATCTGCTAACTATATCTATGTTGGTTATGAGTACAATATGGAAGTAACATTACCTAGGTACTACTACAGCATGGGTCAACAAGGTGTTGATTTTACTGCAGTTACTACCACAGCTCGTATGGCATTCTATACAGGTCTTGGTGGTGATATTTATTTCAGCATTAGAGATCGCAGTAGACCTGAGTGGTCTAGTATTGGTGGAGGACAGCTTGCTGATTTCTATACTGCTAATACAGCTCCATTCCGTGAGTCATATGTTTATAAAGTTCCAATTCATCAGAGACCTGACAACTATACAATGAAAGTAACATCTAATACACCATTCCCAGTCAGTCTTGTGTCTATGCAATGGGAAGGTAGGTACTCACCTGGATTCTACGGGAGGAGCTAATTATGGCAGTCGGAGCTATTATAGCAGGTGTTGGTGCAGTTTTTGGCATAGCCGGTGCTGCTAGCAGTTCATCTAAACAAAATCAAGCTGTAGAGAAACAGTATAAGTACGATCTACAAGCTTGGCAATATAGTAAAAAACGACTTAAAGCTGACTATAAGCAAAGTCGCCAACAGTGGCGGATGAACCAACGCAACGAAGGCGAACTAGCTAGATATAAAGATGATACCAATCGACAAGATTGGAAGTATCAAAAAGATATACTAAAGTTTGAATATCAACAGCAAAAGAGACAGTATGCTAAGTCTGAACAAATTTATAATCAGCAACTTAGTTATAATCAATTAGCCCAATCTGCTGCTGTTGAAGCCGAATATCGTAAACTTGAAGATGCTACTAATGAATTAGCTATGCAGAATCAAGATTTAATTATTAAGGCATTACAAGCTGAAGGTGTATCTGCAGTTAAAGGTCAGGTTGGTAGAAGTGCAGATAAAGCTGAACAAGCTGAGTTTGCTTCATTTGGTAGGAATCAAGCTATTCTTGCTGAATCACTAATTAGTGCTAAGGCTGATGCTCAAGTTACTTTAAGGCAGATTGCTAATGATAAGTTTGGTGCTGATCTTGCAGCACAAGCTAATCGTATGCTTGAACCTGTCAAAGGTATCAAACCACCTAAGCCGATTAAAACTCCTAGGGCTGAGTATCTTGAACCTCGTAAACCTACTAAGGCTGACTTTGGACCTAGACCGATTAAAGGTGCTAAGGCTGATATGTTCGGTAGTATTGCTGGTGCATTTGGTAGTGGGCTCATGAGTGTTGCTGGTGCAATTCCTGGAAAGTAAAATTAACTAAAAGTTAAATGGATCAAGTAAGTTACAGAGGGTACGCCCGTAGTATAGGTTTCGATCCTATTAAAGCCCCGACAGAAGGTCTCGCTCGTATGCAAGAGCGTGACAACCGTGTTATACGTAACATGGAAGAAAATCGTAGGGCTGTAAAGGAAGTAAGGGATGATTATGCCCGTGGTCTTGAGAGGAAACTTAGTATTGAATCTCAAGACAGGGATAAGAACTATCTCTATGAAAAATCACTTGATGAGAATAGGCAAAAGTTTGTTGAGAAGAACGCTCAGACGTTAGTCCAGAACGAACTTCAACGTAGCAAGAATATCATGTCTACGTTTGAAAGCCTATCTAAATTTAGTTCAACACTTAGTGAAGTAGTCACTGAGTATAAGAAAACACAAGATGAGCAGCAACAAGCTGAAGGGCGTTATAAAGTTGCTACTGGTGAAATCTCATCTAAACAAATTCAAGATGCTCAGAATCTAATTGCATTGGGTAAGGCAGCTGGTAAAGCTAATGATACCATCACAGCTGAGCTACAGAAAACCGGAGCTTCCCCTTACCTTATCTCCAGTCTAATGTCTAGTAATCCAGCACGTAAGGCTGGTATTATTCAACAGCATGGTATTCAAGTTCTATCTCAATACGGTTCTTGGTCCCTTAATGCACTTAACGAACGTGGTTTGGTGACTGCAGAGCAACGTGCTGCTGCAGCCCCTCAGCTGCTTAATGAGTTCGTTAAGATGAATGGCTTAGAGGGTATCAACCCTATGCTCCTTATGGAGCCCCTACAGCGTGCTAACATTGCCTATACTGGACATGTAGAAGCTGCTAGGAAGTCTGATATTCGTAATAAGTCAGATGAGATTCGTAGTCAAGAAACACGTAACCTGATTGCTAGTAAGACTGGTGAGCAGTATATGACTGCTCTAAATGCTCTTGCTCTTACTTATGGTGAGGATGCAACTACACCTCTTGGACTTAAGGGTGCAAGGGATGAGTTGTATCGTGTTCTTGGTGATACTTCACTGTTTAGTGATCAAGATGTAGAAAACATCTTATCTACTGCTCAGACTGATCAGGGTAGTATGAAAGATAGATTCCCTGCTGAATATGATGAGCTACAAGAACGTCGTCGGTCAGAGTCTAACCAAGAAGCTGCCCAAATTGAAGCTACACAAGCTAGAGAGAATAAAGTAAAAGAAGAGCAACTACTTAAGTGGGTTGAACAGAATCAACCTGGTGAGGATGAGCTTACTTCTATTATTAAAAAGTCTGAACTAGCTGGTATTCCAACTGATCGACTGAAGGCTGCTTTGGCATTTACACCAGAGCGTCAAAACCAAGACTTCTGGAATAAGCTGTTTAGGGATCAGGAAGCTGCTGGTACTCTGTCTGCAGAAGATGTACTTAAAGCTGGTGTTCCTATTGAAGTCAAAGAGACATGGTTAAACCGTGCTCAACGCTTGGATCAAATGAGAGCTGATTCTGGTATCTCCCAGGAAGTCATCAAAGCTGAATTGACTGATGCTCTTAAGCAAAGGTTGGTTGGTGATAGTACAACTACAGCCCCACACTATAGTCTTCGTAGTGCTTCCGACTATGCCTTGAGGCTTTATAATCAAAAGTTTAAGCAATACTCCACCAATATGGAGCCTGCTCAAGCTGCTGAAAAGGCAAGGTTGGATGTTATTACAGCTATTGAAAAAGGTGCTGGTAAGTTTTCTCTTACTACGTCTAG